CAACTGGGATAACACCCGACTATTGGCTCAATGCAGAACCCGATATATGGGCTACAGCGATAGACATATTGAACGAGCAAGCTAATGGCTAAAGCAATTCAATTAGTTAAAGTAGATAGAGATTATAATGGTCTTCTTCGTGCTTTTAATAAAATGGACGATATAGCTAAAAAAGATATGCAAGAAATTGCAGGCAAACTAGCTGAACGTGGTGCTAATTATGCTAAAGGCGCAGCCAATAACGCACCATATAATGTCAAACAAGCAAGAGCCGTAGCCGAGTCAATTGTAATTAAAGCTAAAGATAAAGCACCAAGTTTTAGTATTGGTGGTAAGCGTCCTGTTGGCTCTAGTGCTTTTAGTGCTGGTTATGTGATAATGGGTAATGAATTTGGATCAAAGCAATACAAACAGTTCCCTAGACGCTCTGGCAAGGGTGGTAAAGAGGGTTGGTGGTTGTATCGTGCTATGTCAAGATTTCAACCTACGATTGCTCAGGAATGGCTTAAAGGTTATGAACGTATTAGAGACGCTTGGAAAGCAGGTTTATAATGGCTGATATTAGGACACTTAAACTTGCGCTTCTTGCTGATACTAAAAACTTTATTGACGGGCTTGATAAAGCCGACAGGGAAACTAAAACTTTTAGCAACAAGTTAGATAATGCTTTACAAAAAGGCGCAGCAGCATTTCTTGCTGTTGGTGCTGCAGCTGGGGCTATGGCTATCAAAATTGGTGTGGACGCTGTTAAAGCAGCTGTTGAAGATGAGAAAGCACAAAAGTCTTTAGCAATTACTTTGAGAAATACAACAAAGGCTACAGATCAACAAGTTGCAGCTGTTGAAGATTATATTGACAAAACAGCACGCGCAACAGGTGTAGCAGATGACCAATTACGCCCAAGCCTTGACAGACTTGTTAGATCAACACAAGACGTAACTAAAGCACAAAAACTACAAACATTAGCTCTTGATATTGCTGCAGGCACAGGTAAAGACCTTGCTACAGTTTCAGAAGCCTTAGGCAAAGCCTATGACGGCAACCTTGGTGCATTAAAACGTATCGGTGTGCCTCTTGATGAAAACATTGTTAAAACGAAAGATTTTGACGCAGCCGTTGTTGCTTTAACACAAACCTTTGCTGGACAAGCTGACGCAGCTGCAGAAACTTTTGCTGGTCGTTTAGCCAGAATAAGAATTGCAATAGATGAAGCAAAAGAACAATTAGGTCAAGCACTATTACCTTTACTAGAACGCTTTGCAAGATTTGCTACAGAAAAACTTGCACCAGCATTACAAGGACTTGTAGACGGCTTAACAAGAAGTGGCAAACAATCTTTAACACGCGCTTTTTATGACGCTGGAACAGGTGCCGTAACTTTTGGTTACGATATGGACAATGTGCAAGGGCAAGCATATTTACTTGGTGAACAACTTAGAAAAACAACCCAAATACTTAGCGATATGCTTGATAAAGTTAGTGGTGCAGCTGAGGGCGAAGGCTTTAAAAAATTATTAACAGCTATAACAAGCATTATTGCAGGTTTAGAAAAAGCCATAGAACTTTATAATCGTTTACCTGATTTTGGCAAATTTTTAATTAACCCTACACCTGATCTATTAAACCTTGCTGGAACAGCAGCACAAATACCCAGCACAGTAACAGGCAGAGGCACAACAGTTATTGTAAATAACAACATTAAAACGGCTGTTGATCCACAAGCCACAGCTAGAGCAATAACTAAAGTTACAAACACAGCAACTAAAACAACAGGTATAAAGCCTTTTAACTTCGGCTTTAGATAAACCTATGACAGTTTACACACCAACATATAGGGTAACAATTGCTGGAGTCGTACAAACAGACGACATACTTACAGGTGGAACAATTACCTATGGTCGTAACGATTTTTTTGAAGCAACACAACCAAGTTATTGCAACATAGAATTATTAAACAAAGACGGTTTAAGCCCAGTAGTTGAATTACTTGATGTTGTTTTAATAGAAGTTACTGATTCAACAGGTGCTTACGTTAAATTGTTTACAGGTGAAGTTTCAGGTGTTTATAACAGGTTTGAGGGTGCTGGTGCAGCTGGTAAACCTAACACTTTACAAATACAAGCAATAGGTGCACTTGGTTTACTTGTTAAGCGTACTGCTGGTGCTGTTAGTTACCCTGAGGAATTAGACGGCGCACGTATACAACGAATACTTGAAGAAACTTTATTTGTTGCTTGGGAAGATTTAAGTAACACACAAACTTGGGACGATTTCACTACAGAGACTTGGGCAACTTATGGTGTGCAAGGTATAGACACAATTGACGCTGGGCGTTACGAAGTGCTTGCTAGATCAGCAGAAATAGAACAAGCATTTAACCTTACTGATGAAACTCAGCAATCAGGTTTAGGCTATTTATACGATACAGCCGATTTTGAGATTGGTTACGCTGACGCTGAACGTAGAAGCGAAAACTACACAACTAACTTAATTGAACTTGACGCTAACCTTGTGAACGCTGACATACAAACAAGATTACAAACAGCAGATATTGTAAACAGCGTAGTCATAAGATATGACGACCCAGTACTTGAAGAAGCAGCACAAAATGACACTTCAATAAATAACTATGGTTTACTACAAGAAATTAGACAAACAATTTTAGCGCAACAATTAGACGCACAAGAACAAGCTGTGAATTTTGTTAATTATCGTGGAACACCTAGAACCTCGCTTGAAGCCGTATCTGTGAATCTTGCCAATGACGCAATGAGTAACATTGTGCGTGATGATCTGCTAGGTGTCACAATGGATACCCTTTTGTATTTGGACAATATTCCAACAGGTTTAATACCTGAGGGCTATTTTGAGGGTTTTGTTGAGGGCTGGACTTGGACACTTGGACGCAGAAACCTAGAGCTAACAATGTCTGTATCTAATTCAATCTATTCAACACTTGACGTACAATGGGAAGACTACAACGCTTTAATCCAATGGCAGAACCTAGACAATGCTACTCGTTGGCTTGACGTTATTTAAGAAAAGGATAAACTAGAACAATGGCAACTACTACGACCCATTATGGGTTTGACATACCTCAAAGTACAGATTTAGTTAAAGACGGTGCTACGGCTATTGCCACGCTCGGTCAAGACATAGATACAGCTATGAACACAGCTCTAGGTACTAAAAAATCAGGTTTGGTTTTACTTAACACCACTAGTTTTAGTGCAGTAAGTTCTTTTAGTTTTTTAGCAAATACTTTCACATCAACTTATGAAAACTACAAAGTTTTAATAGATTTTGTGCCAACTAACAGCGCGGCTTTTTCTTTAAGATTAAGAGCCTCAGGAACTGACGACACAGCAGCACAATATAACAATGCCTTTTTCAATGTTAGAACAAATAATACTTCTGGAGTTTCAGCAGCAAATGCTAGTGCGACAAGTGCAACTTTAGAATCTATTGTAGCAAATTTTAAGAATTCTGTTTCAATGGATATTTTTTCACCACAACTTGCAAAATATACAAGTGGTGTTGGTGTGTGTCATATGGGTATTTCTGCTTCAGATGCAAAAATGTATTTTGGTGGTTTTCAATTATCTAATACAACTGTGTATGATTCAATGAGTTGGATAATAGCAAGTGGAACAATTACAGGTTCATATTCAGTTTACGGATATAACAAGTAAAGGATTATGACAATGGCTAAAACTGAAACAATCAAAATACAAGACGGCAATACAGTTATTGAATTAACTGGTGCAGACAAAGAAGCATTTATTGCACAAAGAAAAATAGATAATGCTGAACGAGGACTACTCGAAGCCGAGTATAAAGCCAAACAAGAAGCCAGAGAATCAGCAATTAAAAAACTTGGTGAAATAGCAGGATTAACAAAAGAAGAATTAAGTGCGATCCTTTAACCACAAACAACTATCTTTAGCTGCAATTGCTTTCTTAGCAGCTTGGCAAGCAACAGACTTCGCCCTTGATTACAGAGCTGTATTAGGTGCTGTTGTAGCTGCTTCAATGGGAGCTATGAACCCTAATGCCAAAACCAAGATTAAGTAAAGCAGCTGAGCAATTACGCTCTGAAATAAATACCAAGTATCCTAAGCGTGATAAACGCTCGGACGGCTGGGTAGGCGACACTTCACACAAAAGACGTAAGTCAGACCATAACCCAGATAACAATGGGTGGGTTCGTGCTATAGATATTGACTCAGATTTATTGAAAGGCTCAAGCAAAGAATCTTGGCTACTAGCTGAGACTATTAAAAGCCTAGCAGTCAAGGGCGACAAAAGACTTAGTTACATTATTCACCAACACCGAATAGCCTCACCACGACAGAATTGGGCTTGGCGTGTCTACAAAGGGTCTAACCCTCACATATCACATTTGCATATATCCTTTACAAAGGCAGGCGACCTTAACGGAAAGGCATTTGGAATATGAGCAAAC